GCCCACCATAATCTTTTAACAAATGTCTTTGTTCAAAAGTCATTTCGTGCATTGATGTCATTACATCTAATATCTCTTTTGTTTTTGGATTGTCTGAATAATCATCAAGAATTACTATCTCGTCTTCTTCGTCTTTGTGTTTGACTAAAAACTCAAGTAATCTTTGTAATGATTCATCCTCATTGTGAGTCAATATACTGTAACTAATCTTCATCTGCAAATACCCTTATTGGTTCTAAATAAACTGAACTTCTTTTAGCTATACCATAATCATAAGTTCTATATTGTCCTTGAATACCAAGACTTTTAGAAATTTTATCATATGCTGATTTTTTAATACCCTTTATGTCATTAAGAATAAATGTTTTTTTAATTTCAAGTTTGTATAAATTGTTCTTGTCATCTATTTTTTTAAAATCACCAATTCTTTCCAACAACCTAACTTGTTTTTGATTTAACCTTAAAGATATTTTATTTGATTCTTCAAGTTTAATACCAATTAAATGTTTAGTGGTTTTGCCATTTTTGAGTGTGACATTTAGTTTTGGGCTTAAAACCAATATAGATTGAACAAGATTTTTACCTGTTGATTTTGATTTGTATTTAAATGAAATTACATCACCTGGAGTTACCCTACCCCAATTGTATGGTTGTTTTTTATTAGCCATTTGTTGTTTTTTCTTTTAGTAATTCATTGATATAAGTCATACCCTCAAGAAATAAATCATATACAAAAGAATTATCAGTATCTATTTTTCTTTCATAAAAACCACCTTGTGGATTTGGAAAGTTTTCTCTTTCTTCTTCTGATATTTCAACCATTGGTGCAAAACTCCATTTCATTTTTTTCTTAATGTTTACGGGATACAACATACCAATTGGTAATGTGATTATACTTGGAATCCAAATCTTACCATTTTTTTCAACAGCCCAATTCTTCATATCTTCACCAAGTTTTTGAAACTCTTCATTGGTTTCTTTCGTACCTGTGAATTTAGTTGATGTTGTGTAACCACAATTGATACACTGCATTACTTGAGCTTCTTCCGTTCCTGCAACATGTAATGCTCTTTCTTCACACAAAAAACAATTACTTATCAAGTCTTTCATACGTTTGCCTCATTTGTTACTTTTTTCAACTTTGGTAATTTTAACTTTGGTGGTTCTGACTTATTAATTTTTTTAAGCTTTGGTAAATTTAATTTAACCTGAGATGGTATTTTTTCAATATGTGGAGTTACAATCTCATCAAGTTTCTCTGTCATTTTGTTTAGTGTAAATTTATCTCTATTGATTTTCATTAAATTTAAAGCTTTTGTTTTAATCTCATCATAATTTTCAAAACAATAATTCATGGCTTTATAGGCTTGTTGTTCATTTATATTGAACCATTGTGATTCAGGTATAATTATATCTTTCCATTGAGCTGACTTTGGAACTTCTCCTAAACTACCACCAATTAATATTGAGTTTGTTTCTGATAAGAAATCCATCTGACCACTCCAAGCACTAGCGATAACAGGCAGTCCAGTCATTGTAGCTTCAAGTAATGGTCTTCCAAATCCCTCACCATGTGTAAATGAAACCATTGTTTTCACCTTTGGATGATTGTATAACTTATTCATTTCTTCTGATGATAAAGAACCATGTAATAAATAAACATTTGGCAAATCCCAATCTTTTGGAAACATTGATTTAATGTTGTTTATTTTTTTCAAACACTCTTCTCTATCCATTATGGAAAATCCAGCTCCATTTGTTTTTAATATTAAACAAGGTTTATCTTTTTTATTTGCAAATGACTCATAAAATATTTTTACCAATTTAGAAATATCTTTTCTATCAGCTCCATACTTTCCTTTAGTCCACTGACCAACAAATAAAAATCCAAAATTATCTTTTATATCATCTAACAAATTTAAACTAGAGTTTTCAACTGACTTATATATGTTTTCATCAGCTCCTTCAAATAAAACTTCCATTGGTTTTTTAAGTCTTAACTCACCAACTTTTTGTTTTTGTCCATTTGGTAAATTTTGCATTTTTTCATACAAAGCTGATGTGAATCCCATTTTTGAATGGTTAGATGGAACTATAATTAAATCCATTTTGTTACAACTTTCTATCCATTTTTGAGAAACAGCTGTTGTTTCAATACCAGCAGTTATCCCAATATTAAATTTACCAATAGTTTGAAATTCATTTGGTATTCTTATGTCAACATACACATCAGGTTGTGTGTCAATATTAGGGTTAGTTAAAATACAGTCTATAATTCTTTTATCAGATTTCTCATCTAATGCATTTCTTGGACAATCACCCCATGGCACATCCCAAATTTTTATGATGTATTTATCATGTTCAATAAAAGAACGAACTAAATCTCTAGCGTGGTCACCATATCCACTTCTCGATGAAACGGGTGCACATATTAACATTAATTTTTTCATTACACAACCTCCAATGTATATTTTTCTCTTGGTTTCCAATTTTCAAGACAAGTATCTATATTTTTAATAAAAGAATCTGATAAATGTTTTGCAGTCATTCTACCATCACCATTTACAAACTCTCTTCCTAACTCACCACATCGTTCTCTCTCTTCAGGACCAACTTTATACCATTCCAACAAACACTCACCAGCATCTTCATAACTACACCTATCATCAAATATATATGGTGTTAATGGTGAGCCACATAAAGATATATTAGATGGAAACACAGGTTTTACCCACTCACCATGATTTGTATAAGTTCCTCTGTGATTAGATTGTAATTCAACATACTCTTCAGCAGTTAAATATTCGCCTTTGTTGTTTTTGAATCCACATTGGTCTTGTAATCCACCAGTTACATTTACTATGATTGGTGTTCCTGCATGTAGAGCCTCACAACTACCCAATCCAAATCCCTCATTAGAAGCCATATTGATATAAACATCACAAGAGTTAAATATAAAATTCATCTCTTCATCTGTGAAAGAACCATTTGGATGATTATCATGTGTGAATATCACAGGATAATCTGGAAGAAGTGTTTTACAAACAGCTCTCATATCAGTTCCATTATCATCACTTGGTGAAGCGTGCCAAACAAATACACAATCTTTTCTTTGTTCAGGCGTTAACTTATCCATCATATGTTTATAAGCTAGAGCAACATCACCTGGTGATTTTCTTCTAATGTTTCTGTTCAAGTAAAGTATTTTGAATTTGTATTTATCCAATCCGTGTTTTTGTTCAAACTCTCTGAATTTTGTATCACCTTTATCTTTAATTTTAAATACCCTTTTATCGGTTATTCCGTGTGGAACATAATCTGTTTGCCAATCTTCATAATTGTATTTAGATAATATTCTTTTGTTAATACCATAGGTTTGTTTTGATATTGACATTAGTAAGTCTGAGCTTCTATAATAGTTAGTATTATACAATGGGTCAGGAATATCATCCCAAATGTTGTAATACATAATAGGAATGTTTTGTCTTAATTCGTGTTCCATATTATATAACCAAATCCAAAATCTTGGATCTGTGAAGTGTAGAATAGCATCTGGATTTTCCATGTTGATAACTTCTCTGAGTAAATTAGGATTACCATAACCACTTGTTGGATATATTTTTAGATATGCATCTTTGACACCAGTATCTTGTTGAACTGCTTGGCACATATCCATAACTTTACCTTGTTCAGGATGTCGCACTGCACCACCTATTTGAACCCAATCATATTTGTGAATTGTGCCCATCACAAATTCTTTTGATTGTGTTGCTATTCCACTGTGCATTCTCAAGTCATCTGACAAGAGTAGAATTTTTTTCTTTGACATAACCTATTTCTCCTATTTAAAAGTTGCTTCCACTTGCAACTAAATTATCATATGTTTCAATTTCTTGTTTAAATTTTTCATCTGTTAAAAATCTATCAACTGAACGATTTGTTAATTTTTGTAAAGTCATTTTTGTGTTAACTGTATTTAATTTAAATCTATTATATAAATCTTCTATAATTTTAACTGATGTTAGTTTTGTATTTTTCATAATTATCCTCCATCGTATTTACATATATAAATATATACAAATATAAAAAAACTATGAAATAATTATTCTTTTTTTATTTAACTTTTTTGCATATTCCAATACATTCTTTGTTCCATTAGCCTCCACACCTTCAGGTATGAATGCTACAATGAAGTCTGATGTTCCAACGATAATTTTATTTCTTGCAAAAAAGTTTCTCATACTAAATGGTTTATCGTATCTACTACTTGGTAAAGTACAATATAAATTGTGAACCTCATGAAATGGTGGATACTCTTCGTATTGTAAGCCTAACTCCAATGCGTATTTCTTAGCATATTTATCAGCACCTTGTTTACAACCCCCACTAACAATTATGGTTTTATCACCATGTTGTTGTTTTAATTTAAATATAAAGTCTTTAATTTTCTTTTTGTTCTCATATCTTCTACTACCTACAATTGCTATCTTCATCTAGTAACTCCTTTATACCATCTTCAAAACTTATTTTAGGCTCCCAGTCCAACTCAAATTCTATTTTTTCTATGTTCATAGCATATCTCCAATCATGCCCTTTTCTATCTTTAACATATTCTATTTCACCACCTAAACTACTTATGATGGTGTTTACAATTTCTATATTTCTTTTTTCATCTTTTCCACCAATGTTATACACTTCACCATCTCTACCCTTATGTAACACAACATCTATAGCCTCACAATGGTCTTGGACATGAATCCAATCTCGAATATTTTTACCATTTCCATATACAGGTAATTTATCACCATTCTTTGCTTTTTGTATAATTAATGGTATGAGTTTTTCAGTATATTGATTAGGGCCATAATTGTTTGAACATCTTGTAATTGTTATTGGATACTTATATGTTTCATAAAAACTTCTACACAACATATCTGAAGATGCCTTACTAGCTGCGTATGGACTATTGGGTGCTAATGGTGTATCCTCTGTGAATGGTTCATCGTCTTCTGTTAGTGTTCCATATACTTCATCAGTTGATATTTGAATAAACTTTTTTATTGAAAATTCATGTAACATTTTTAATAAAGTATGAGTTCCTCTTATGTTTGTTTCAACAAATTCGTCAGAATTTTCTATACTATTATCTACATGTGATTCTGCTGCAAAATTTATAATCGTATCTACTTTTAGAAATTTAATGATATTTTTAACTTTATCATAATCACATATATCACCTTTTATAAAATGATAATTATCATAATACTCACATTCTAGTACATTCTCTTTACTACCAGCATAAGTAAGTTTATCATAATTTGTAATTTCATACTCAGGATATTTTTTAACCATGTGTTTTACAAAATTACTACCTATAAAACCACAACCTCCTGTTACTAATATATTCATCTCACTCCTTGACTACAATATTCTGTTTGATTAAATTCACACCATTTACAAGCTTTCTTACTTGGTGTTGGTATGATGTTTTCTGATATTCTATTACCTTCATCATCAAATGCTAAATCCAAGAATGTATTTAATCTTTTAGCCACTTTGTTCATACTTACAGTTCCACTTGCTGGTGAAAACTTTTGAACTCTTTTTTGTGGAAACATAGCCTCTTCCCATAATTTTCTTTTCACGATGAAGTATTCTACCTCTATCTTATCTATTGGATGATTGTATTGTTTAGCATAAAATTGTTTGTATAATAACAATTGTTGAGTTTTGTTCTCATCTTTTTTCATCCATTTATTCCAACCACGAGTAGATGTTTTAATGTCATAAATTTTTATTGTATTGTGGAACTCATCTAATATCACTAAATCTAAATAACCAACTATATTAACATTTTTTTTTAAGTCAACATTGATTGGAACTTCACAACCGATTAACTTATATCCACGTTTACTAAAATACTCAGCTCTTCTCTTTTTCAAGAAATCCAATATATCACATCCATCTTGAAAAAACTCTCTTAATTCCTCTAATGTACAAGGGTTCTTACCATACGCTTCTTTATCTCTTTGAAACAACTCCATCATTTTGTCATGTAGTCTTTGTTCAAGATTTAATTTATTTGCATTCTTAACACTATCATGATACATAACTTCTAACCAAGTTTGTATAACTTCATGCATAGCTGTTCCGAATAATAAATGAATACTTGGCTCTGACTCTGTCAACTTATCAATATAATTTAGTTTCCACCTTTGTGGACATTCACTAAACATTGATAACTGACTATATGATATTCTACCCATAGTTAAATATACAACTTTTTTTGTAAATAAACAAGCATTATTTTTCTTCTAATTCTATATGATTCCATTTTTGTCTTGAATCTTGTTTGAAAGCACCAATGTAATTCATATCTTTACCCCATTCATCAGGTGATATTAATGATAAAAATCTTTTGTCTGTTTCGTATAAATAGTAAATCCTACCAATAACAGGTGTGAAATTTATCTCACTATCAAATATAATTTTGTTCCAATTAAAGTCCTTGATTAATTCATCATAGGCTTCTTTTAATTCTTTAAATCTCTCTGTAAAGTGATTCTTTACTTGTGTGGCTTGTTCAGGTTTCCAATTGTCTAATTCATAGACTTTACCCTCTACGTCATCTATTTTGATAATTTTATCATTCATAGAATCTCTCCTTTGATTCCACTTCAATTGTTTGCACTTCTGGATAAAATTGATAAGCGTCCTTTGGATATGGTTTAGGTTTATGTATTAATGTATTCATAATCTTTTTCTTATCTTTCTTACCACATAACAAATACAAGTATCTGTGTTTTTCAGGTTCTTCCTTTCTCCAAAATGTATGTCCGATTTTCTTTTTTAGTTTCTCTAAATTATGAGAACCAAACTTTGTTGTAACATTTCGTGAGTGCATCCACTTACCATCTTCTGTAAGTTTTATAGCGTAGTTAGGCATTAACCTAATATTGTTTCCTTGATATATCCAATTAGTCGCTTGATAAATAATACCCAAGTGTCCTTGTTCCGGGTCTGAATAACTTACCAATACTTTTATCTCGCTAGCGTTTTCCCTTAACCAATTGAATGTTTTAGATAAAACCACACTCTCTGTATTCTTACCATAATCATCAAAGATAAATAATCTTGTTAACTCCAACACCTCTTCTTCTTTTAATTCAGGTGATATAGATTTAGGAGCACTCCTACCAACGGGATAACCATAGATAGCCACACCAGCTAACTTCTCATCTTTCTCATCAAAGAATGTGTGTTCATTATCTGTTTCATAAAAGATACCAAGTGCATATCTACAAGATGTCCACTTGTGACTGTAATGATTTTTCACAATCATATCTTTAGCTATCTTTTTTGATATTTCTCTTATGGTTATTTTATTTGGATTGATTGATGTCAAAGTTTCTCTTTAATGTTTCTAAACAATCTTCTGCGTTTGCTAAACTTTCTGTCCATTTTTTTACTTCGGTTAGTAAATCTGAGTGTTCTCCAATCATTGTAGCGTCATTGAATAATAAATCCAAGTGAGCTAATGCTTCTGTTCTTTGTGCTTGATAAAAATCTATCGCAGCTTGTATTAATTGATTCATTTTATTTTCCCCATTTCTTATTCTTTACTATTGTAGCCATGATACCATAATTAGACATATCTAAAAATGCATCTTCCAATGGTTCATCTACAGCTGATTCTCTGTTTCCCATCAATAGATTTTTTATTCTCTGTACTTTATCATTAACTCTAAACCACAATCCAGTCAATGATAATTTAATTTCATCTTCTGTTATTAATTGTGTTCCAACTGAAATATTACCAGGACCATAGTCGTGTTGTTTCCTACAAAACAATTCATATTGTTCTCTTTGTAGTCTTTTAAACTCACCAGTCATTTCAGGCCACTCTTTTTCCATTTGCTCTACGATTGGATGTTTAGTACCTGTTAAGTCTTTTTCAATTATTGTCAAATCGTTCTCTCTTATTGTACTCATCTATAAACCTCTTCACTTTCATTCTTTCTTGTAATCTTCTTTTCATTGGTAAACTGATACCACCAGTGTAAACTGTGTAAGTTGTCCCACCTTGTTCAATTGTTTTCCAATGAGTTTCTGGAAATAATTCTAATTGTTCACCTTTCACTTTAGTAACCTCTTTATTGTTTTTTCATTCATTCCATACTTTTCTAATATATCAATCAATTCATTTTTAGCGATTAAATCCAAATAATCTTTTACTTGTGATTTACTACATTCAAAATGTTGAACCATAATATCAATCAATTCAGTATTGTATTTCTTATCTTTCTTACCTTTGATATACTTGTTGAATCTCTTACCTTTGGGAAGCATATCACAATACCACTTATAAACTTCTCGTGGTTCTAATGTTCCAATAGAATACTTTTGAAAGTAATTCACAATTTCAAGAAAGTCTTTATCCATTGATAACCAACGATTGATTATAAAAGGACTAAACTTTTTTTGTTCATCTTCTGTAAATTCATTCCAATGAGTTTTCTTTACAAGTACTTGATTTATCCAATCAAATATTGTCACTATTGAACACCAGCCACATCAGCAAACTCTTTATTCACATATCCACATTTTTCACAAGCAAACACTGCCATTGGTATTATGGTTTCTTGTCCATTTGGTGCAACCAAAGCCGACATCTTTCTCATCAACAATGTTTGTTTAAATGTTTTACCACCACAAGCTTCACAACAAATTTCTGATGTTTTACTAAAGTCAATTTGTTCCTGCATTTGACCATTTTTACCTGGTATCATCATTTTATTATCTCCTGTTTTACCTCTGTTATCGTGACATCTTTTTGTTTCCAATTTATTTTGGATAAGATGTTTTCATCCTCATATGGTGGATTATGTAGAGTAATATATAATACGCCAATTTCTATATCATTATGTTCCACTTTAAACCGTTTACTCATTACTTATCCCTCACTATTGACATTACCTCATTCACGCTCATTAAAATATAAGTTTCTCCATCAATCTTATGTTCTACTTTTTGTGCATTTTTGTTATATAATATTGTATCACCAACATCACATATTACTGGAATAAGTGTTCCACTAGCAGAATACATACCATCACCTGTGGCCACAACTTTACCCTCAACTAACCCACCATCTTGAACAGTATCTGGTAAAATAATACCTGATTCTGTTCTTTCCTCTTGATTTTTTTCACTTTCTTTTACAACGATTTTATCGTTTACCGGTTTTAATCTCATTTTTATTTAATCCTTCCTATTAAGAATATTTTCATTGTCTAGCTTTTCTAATAGTTCTTTTACTTGATTTAATTTATCTTGCCAATATTGTTTTTCTTTTTTTGTTGCATGTGGTGATGTTGATTTTAAACTCCACCAAGTTATTACCTCATGTATATCTAAGTCATTTAACTTCCTCATTTTAATATCCGTAGTAATCTAATTATTAAAGACATAAAGTTAATCTCTTTATCAACCACATGCACATCTTGATACTGAGCTTCTGCTATATTCATTATACACTCAGCTTGTTTTCCATTACCATAATTATCAACCTCATCATACAACAATCTAAACAACTCTGAATAATCACTAATGGAATTATCAGCAATTAGTTTTCTTATATCGTTTAATTTACTACCATTAGATAACATTTCTAACAATTGTAGTTTATAATTATTTTGAATTACAGAACTTGTATCAATCTTCAACTTACCATCAACGATTTGTCTTTGGGCTGAATTAATAACTCTACGAATATCAGGATAACCTGCATTAACTATTAGAGCTATATCATCAAGTTCAAATTGACAATTCTCTTCTTTCAAGATATTAACCATTTGCTGAGCCACCTCTTTTTTAGATGGTGGAACAACTTTATATGATTGACATCTTGATTGGATTGGGTCGATTATTCTTTCTACATAATTACAAGTAAGAATGAACCGACAATGTTTTGAAAATGTTTCCATTAAGTTTCTCAATGCAGCCTGTGCATTTGGTGTAAGATAATCACACTCGTCAAGTATGATAACTTTCAAGGATTTGAAACCTACGGATGAAGCAAATGTTTTGATTTTGTTTCTAACATCATCCACTTTGTTCTCATCAGAAGCATTGATATACATATAATCACAATCAATGTTATTAACCACTATCTTGGCTAATGTTGTCTTACCAGTACCAGCTTTACCAAAAAGAAGAAGGTGAGGTACATCTTCTGATTCAAGATATACCTTCACTTTTTCTTTAAGATGCTCGTTACCTACATAAGTTGATAAGTCCGTTGGACGATATTTTTCTACCCATAAAGAATGAGACATTAATCCATCCACCTTCCGTGTTTAATTAAGTGCCATAATCTGTGTTTAAATACTTCCCAACACAAACCAATTAAAGAATCCGATGTATAAGTTCCAGCTGGAACATCATACCTTACTTTATATTCTTTTTTCATTAATCAACATCCTGCATAGCAACAATGTAATAAGTAGAATCATAATCATCAATTTTAAAATTCACTCTAGCCAATCCCTCAGTTGAAACTTCCAATACCGCTGATGAACATTCACGATTAGCAACCAATACTTCTTTAAAAAGATTAGCATTAAATGTTATTGGCGTGTCAACATCACAAGAGGTAGACTCAACAGGTATGTTAACTCTGTTTGTATTTGTTGATGAATAACCAATCACAACATCACAACCATCACCATTTTTAACAACAGTAAATGTATCAACACCACTTAAAGCACCTTTACCTTTGATAAAAGTATCAATGAAACTTCTGTCAAGTTTGATTTGTGTTCCAAACTCTGGAAGTCTTTTCATAGCTGGTGGGTCGGATATAACTGATAAATCACTCAATACATAATCCACAGAAACAGGACCATTCTTAACTTTAAGTGAAACAGCTTTATCACCAAATTTTGTTAAGTCTAATGAAACATCATCACCTAACACATTTATCAAACTTTTTAATTGGTCGGTTTGATATACACCAATTTCAGCATCCTCAAATGGAAACTTATCAACCTTAACACTACCTAACAAAGATTTATCAGGTGTTACAAACGATGTTGATATTGAATCACCACTTGATTTCCACTTTACTGAATTTACATTTCCACCCAAATTATATTTTTGAATGAATTTATCTAACTTACTTTTTTGCATCTTGTTCTCCTATAACTTTATATTCTTTAATATACGAAACTTTTACTAATAAACCAAGCATTATTTTTCCCAACTTGGTATTTCTTCACGAATCCACTCTATATCTATAAAACCTTTATTATTCAATTTATTTTTCACATCCTTTTTGGATTCTCCACTCAACCAAAATTGTATCACTTTACCTTTAGGTTTATACATATTCGTATCTCTTGCTCTTATATGAAACCACATTAGAAAAATCTCTCTAATGTATTTATTTTATCAACAGGCATATCCCAATTCAATGCTTCATAAAACATTCTAATCTTTTTCTCTAATGCTCTTGTGAATAATTTATCGTAATCTACATTTTGTTCAATGAACTCCATAATCTTTGGTGGGTCGTCATAACCTTTGAAAGCGATTTGTTTGATATTCATTGTATTTGGTTTTAAATAAATCCACTTAATCTTTTCTGATGATTTGATTTTCTCAAAGTTATTCAATCCCCAATATCTTAATAAGTCATTGTATACCCAAGCAGCTTTAACGTGAACAGGTGTAGCTTTTTTCATATTGGTAAACACCGCATCTTTCGGTGTTGAGTCTTTGAACTTTTTTAATTTTTTAACACCAGTTGGGAGAGCAATATCCATTATGTCTGATGTTTTCATTTCTTTCTTGAACTTCATAATCTTTTCATCAATCACATCTTTATCCACATCACCCAATATATCTTTCAATACTCCAGTCATTAAATCTCTCATCGCTGGTGGAAATGAACTACGAACAATATCTAAACCTTTTACATCCAATTTATCACAAGTCAATCCACCATCGTTGATAATCCATTGTCCATATCTTTTCTTCGTAACCCAAAATGCTGACTTAGCAACACACTCTTGTTTAATATCAAATCTATGTTCGTCACAGTTCAAGAATCGTTTAGCGAACAGATTATAAGATTCATTGATATAATCTTGAACCACTTTAGCAGTTTCTAAGATTTTCTCTGTCATAAATTTATCATCATTCAAGTCTGCATTTGGAAAGTCTTTTTTAACCAATGGAATGGCTGAATAAAATACTGAATCAGTATCAGTATAAATACAATAATCTTCTTTGTCACCAAGTTTGTTATTGTAGTAACTATTAGCGATTCTCTCTGTGAATTTAATCAAATCTTGTCCAGTCGTAGTTGTGGCCTCAGCATTATCTACATCATAAAATCTGAATACTGGTAATCCCAACACACCATAAAGTGAATTTAACACAATCTTTTGTACATGTTGTCTTCTCTTGAAATATCCGTGTTGTTCATCATCACCCTCTTCACCATATTTCTTCATCAACCTTTTGTACTCAACTCTTTCATCAAACCACTTGGATAACAATGATGGAATTAAACCTTTCTTATCATTACGATACAGAATACCATTTGAAGATATGGATACTTTATTAGATTTAAACATACTAGCTAACTCTTCATTATTCATATGTCCTTGAGTTTTACCATTTCTTTCTAATGAATAAGTTTTACTCACACCTTTGATAAATTCTTCAGCATTCCAACCATTCACTTTACCAATCTTCATCTCAGGTGAAATGTTTAAAGTCATAATTGTGGATGGATACATTGAAGTTAAATCTAAATCAAACACCCAATTGTATTTACCTGGATTTGGTTCTTTAACATAAGCGCCTGTAAATTTATCATCACTACCACGATTCATTTTCTCTCTAGCGTCTAAGTCTTTGTTAGGAGCAACTACTCCAATGTTTTTGAGATAAACCAAAATAGCGCCCTCTAAATACCTACTTGAATGATAAACATCCTCATATGGCACTCTACCCACATGACATATACCACGAGCTAAATCAATAAACTTTAACTTGTCGTCAAGTTTCTTAACAATAATAACATCATTTAAGTTATATTCAATGTACTTTTCAATATCCGTTTCATATAAATCTTGTAATGTTCCTTCAAATTCTATCTTACCAAGTCCAACTTCTAATTGTCCAATGTAATCTAATCGATATGATGATTGTTGAGTATAGGTAAATAATCTGTATAAATGTAAATAATCCAAACAAGAAACACCGGCTATTTTATATTTTCTTTTATGTTCTGAATAAAACACTTCACCGATTGGTGAAAGTGAATTAGCAAATGATTGTCCTAAAACTCGTGTGGTTCTATTGTATAAATAAGGAATATCAAATCCATCAATATTCCAACCACTTAAAATTGTTGGATTGATTTCAAGATATTTCTGATAAAACCTTTGTAGTAATTCTTCCTCTGATTGAAAGGATTCAACCACATCTGTATTTGGAACATTACCTAAAATATAACAATGATAAGAATCCATTGTTTTATCATAAAGGGCGATAGCGGTAATCTTGTTGTCTGCTCTTTGTGGGTCAGGAAAACCATCTGTTACTTCACACTCAATATCAAAATAAACCTCGCGATGTCCTACTGATGGTTCTTCCGAATCAGTATACATATCAACCAATGTTCTAGTTTCAATTGGAACGTCTGACTCAAATACTCTTTTGTTTTTTAAATCATCACCAGTCCAAAAGTTTACTTTCTTGAGTTTGTCACCATATAAAGAGCGATAAGTTCCACTCTGTGATTTTAGATAAGCATATGGTTTATATTGAAATTTAGAATAACCAGCCTTGTCATCCCATAAGTGAATTTCGTTTGAAGTCTTTGTGCGTTTTACATATATGTTCTGATACATATCTTAATATACAACCTTTTTGTAATGTAAGTCAAGCTTTTTATTTTAAAATATTTGGATTTTGTTTAATGGTTTGTATAGTGATTAAGTCTTTAAGTTTTGTTGTACTCCAACCATGTGAACGAGTTGTGTAGACAATCTTAGGTGGTAAATCATCACCAGTAAAAGGTTTTCCAATGTAGTCCTCACCTAATATTCTTATATCAGGCTTAGTCCATTTAATTAAATCATATAACTCATCTTCTGTTTGATACATATAAACTTCATCAACATATTTTATAGCCATCAAGGCTTTGTATCTATCATACTCTGGAATAACTGGTTTATATTTTGTGTATCTAGTTGCTGATGGATCTCTTTGTAAAAAAACAATAAATTTGTCACAATGTCTCTTAGCTTCTTCAAATGTTATTATATAACCAGGATGTAATAAGTCAAAATTTCCTGCAACTACTCCCACTATTTCTTTATTCATTTAACTACCAAATACTTTCTTCTTACCACCGTCATATTCATAAGCATGACCATTTTCTTTTAGTAATTCATTTACTGATTTTTCGTGACCTTTTACAAATAACTCACCTAATACTCTTCCATATTTTCCAACTCCATGTGATATAATTGAAAACTTACCATCATCTGAATTTTCAAGTAAATCTTTAACATAGGCTTTAGCGGCTAAACCTTTGACTTTTTCCTCTTTATTACGAGTTCTTGATTCCCAAGCATCTACTCCCATAAATCTAATTCTATTCTTAACCCATACATTAAAACCTAAGTCAATCATAGCATCACAAGTGTCACCATCTACAACCTTAACTAACTTACAACTATATCCGTGTTTTTTAACTTCTTTTCCCATTATTTTCTCTCCGATTGCAATTGTATTATAATTCTTTGTTTATCTAAATCTAATTTTTCTAATAATCTATATTTTGTTTTTAAAACTTCGTGTTCAATTAACAACTTTTCGTATTTAGCTCTTAATTTTACACAATCAATTTTTTTAGAAAAAAATTGTGATTTATCTAAATTATCTAATCGTTGTTTTGTATTCAACTCTGGAAACTTATCCTCTAACCATTCAACTGATTGTGTAAAGTTAGTTCCCAATATAGCTGACACTAATTGTATCACGTCAAGAATATTCAATATCCCATCTTGATTCATATCAGAAGCTAATGATTGTTCCTCTGTTGGTGTGGATTGATTCAATACAAAGTTAACCATTGTGATTACATCTGTAACATCTAAGGTATTATCAAAGTTCAAATCACCATATAACTCTACTTCAAATTCTTCTTCAGGCTCACCAATGTATCCAAAGAACCAATTTAATC